GCCGCTGGAGACAAGGCTGGTGATGCCGTAGTTGTTTGTGCCTTGGGTCTGGTCTTCAACGACCAAACCATACAAATTAGTGATGGTGCTGCCAGCGCCTTTTGTTGCATTAGCAGCTCTAATTGCGGCAACTGTCCCGGCAGTAAACGACGAAGCCGCTGTTGCTGGCCCAGACCAAATACCATTGATCTGATTAGTCCCATTTCCCACAGGAGCAGCAGCAATCCCGTACTGTATATTTCCAGTGGAAATTGTATTTTTGAGGTACAGGCCAATGGTATTTGACCCAGCACCGCCAATACCCATATACCCGTTCACCGTCACAGTGTCGGTAGAGGCATCGCCAAGGGTTGTGTTGCCTTGTGTAGAGAACGCAGACGAGACTGTAACCGCACCAGTCGAGTCCGCAATAGTCATTGCAGCCGTGCCGTCCTTGGCCTTGATGTTGGTGACTTCAAGGTTTGTCAGATCAAGCGTGGTGGCATTGATAGAGCCAGCGTTCACAGCACCAGAGACCGTCAGGTCAGTGCCGTTGAATGTCAAGTTGGCTGAGTCAGTGAATTGACCGCCAGTTGTCAGGTAAGGAACACGAGTCGAAGTCCCGTTGCTCCAAACAAGTTTTGGTACGGACACAGAACCTGTGCCGTTAGGAGTCAGCGTGATGTTGCCGTTCGCGCCCTGAGCAATCTGAATGGTGCCCGAGTTCGTACCGTTGTTGGTCGTCAGATTCAAGCTACCTGTACCGTTGGTGGTCAGGGTAGTGTCGGTGTTTGAGTCACCAAACTGTGTGCGGTCAGCAGACACAATCACATCGCCTGTACCGTTGGGGGTCAGAGTGATGTTGCCGTTCACGCCGTTGGCGATCACAACAGTGCCAGAGTCTGTGCCAGAATTGGTGGACAGCGTGAGGTCAGCAGCGCCACCGGTGGTCACCGTGAGAGCGCCCGCACCATTAGAAGTTACTGAGACGGCTGCGCCAGAGTCGCCAACACGCACTGTGTCAGCGTCCAGTTGAACGTCGCCCGTACCGTTGGGGGCGATGACGATGTTGCCGTTGGTGTCAGTCGAAGCAATCGTGTTGCCATTCAGACTCAAGTTGTCAACAGCAAGAAACGTCGCAGGAGTTGTTGCACCAATCGACACACCATTGATCGTGCCACCAGAGATGGCCACCAGAGCCATCGTTGCAGTGCCATCGACGTACAGGTCTTTCCATGCGTTTGCAGACGCGCCCAAGTCGTAGGTGTTGTCAGCAGAGGGCAGCACGTTGGATGCCACACGTGCAGTCACAGTCACGGTGTCGCTTGTTGCGTTACCCAGTGTGGTGTTGCCGTTGATCGTGGCGTTGCCATCGACTGTCAGGTTGCCGGTGATGTGGCCGTTGACGATGGTTGTCACGCAAGAGTTGACGTTGGTGCCATCGCAGAACAAGAACGCAGTGTCGCCAGCAGCGACTGCCACACCCGTACCAGCAGAGGTCTTCAGGGTAACAGCGTAGGACGTGTTGTTCTGCAACACATACAGTTTTGCTGCGGCAGGGCAGATGATCTCAGCAGCGGCGCTTGGAGCACCACCACCGGTGGCTGCAACAAGCATTGCACAACGAGACTCTGAAGTCGTACCGTTGGCTGTGGTCAGTGTATGGGCGTTACCAGTCCAAGAGTTGATCGTTGCAAGGCCAGCAATGGCTTGCTCAATCATCGAAGTAATGTTGTCGTTAACAACGTCACCCCATGTACCAGAGAGTTCGCCGGTGACGGGGAGCGCCAATTTCAGCGTTGGTGTGTATTGTGTGGTCATCTGTTTACCCTCTTATGTGACAACTTGTTGCCAGCCCGCAGTTTGCGTATCACTCACGGCAACCCATGTGGGTGTCTGAGCATCGTTGATATTTTGCCAGTTTGCGACCTGTCCGTCATCTATTTGGCCCCAAACATTTACTTGTCCGATTTCACCCGTAGCATAAACCCCAGTTGGAGTAGCTGTTGCGCCTCCAGAAGCTACCACGGTTCCAAGCTCCATCGTGCCAGAAACGCCTGTGACGTTCACAACAATCGACAGGGCAAAGGTTACTTGGCCAATGGCTCCGGTGGCTTCTACGCCCGTTGGATAGACTTCAGCGGTGCCCGTGACGGTGACTGTTCCAAGCTCGCCTGCGGCAGACACGCCCGTGGGCGTAACAACCGCTTCAGCAACAATGGTGACAGTACCTACTGCGCCTGTGGCAGATATGCCTGTTGGGAAGACATTTGCGTCCGCGGTGACGACGACAGTACCAAGCTGGGTTGTGCCATAGACCCCTGTGACCTGCACAATGGCGTCTGCCTGCACCACCACAGTACCGATCTGGCCCGTGGCTTGTAGCCCCGAGGGGTACACAATGGCGTCGCCCGTGACCTCAACAGCGCCTACGTATCCTGTGGCTTCGACCCCTGTGGGGTAGACAACGGCAGTGGCCACCACTGTGACCGTGCCTATGGCCCCCGTTGCGGAGACCCCAGAAACATCTACGATTGCGTCCGCAGCAACGACGACTGTGCCTACCTGCCCCGTAGCCTCAAGACCCGAGGGGTAGACGTTTGCGTCTGCGGTGACATCAACTGTACCGACCTCGCCGGTAGCAGTTACATCTGAATGGCCGACACCCCACCCTTGGGAGCCCCAAGCAACGCCCGAGGCACCCCAACCTTCAAAGGCTACCTTTGCATCAGCCACCTATCCACCATCAAGCGATGCGCAGGATCGCGTTCGATGCGTCTGCGGCAGGGAACTGAATGGTGAAGTTGCCAGCGGTCGAGGTCTTGTCGCCACCAAAGTCCAGCACAGCAACCGCAGGGTTGGTTGTACCGTTGGCCAAATAGATCAACGCGCCACGCGCAGTGATCGTGGCAGTTGTCCATGTGACATCAGAGAAGTCAATGAACGCTGTGGTGCCCGAAGACGTGGGAACCTGACTGATGGTCAAAGCCTCGCCGCCCGCAGAGTAACCGGTGCCGGTAACCTCGTTGGATGTGCTATACGCAGTCGTAGCGGCGCTCAGCGTAGCTGACGACGTGTACAACGCGATCTTGAATGTTTGTGTAGTGCCAGTATCAAAGTCAAAATCGGCGCTGAGAATACCGACCTTGAACGATGTGCACATTGCTTGCGTGATTGCCATTTCTTACTCCTTAACTGACAGGGATACGGGTTTGCCCAGAGCGATACGCATCTTGGCGTAGCTTGCCATCGCCCAACTGTTTCAACAGGCCGATTGCCTGAACGTACAACTTCTCGTACACCGCGATCATGTCAGGCTCACCCTTCATGAAGCGGATGGCTTCAATCAGTGCGCCGTTCAAGAGAGCGGTATCGAACTCGGTGCCCAGCCACGTAGTGCCTGCTGTGACAATGGACTCAGGGTAGTAGCCGTAGTGCAATTCTGCATCGTACGACTGATCGGGTGTGGGGCCAATGATGAACGCTGAAGCGTCGAAGATTGCGTAGTACCGGGGCAGCTTGCGGGTGGCAGTGACATCGCGTGGGTACGCCTCGCGGATGAAGTTCACGTCCTTGTCAATCAGGTAGTGATACTCACCAGCGGAGTCAATTACAGCCAGCGAGTACACGTACAAGAAGTCGGATGGAATCTGGAGGTACTTGTTACCTGCTGTCATCGCACCTGTGACGTTCTTGCGAATAGCCGGAATCTGCACCGTGTTGTAAATCTTCTGCTCAGCCTGCTCGGTGAACATAGCCAACTCCTGCGAAGAAAACTCGTTCTCGCAGATGTTTTGGATGTTGGTGCACAACTCGGTGTAGTTCATGAGCTACCTCTTAGGCCATAGGGCCACGGGCCATCTTGCCTTTGGTTTGAGCCTTGCCACCACGAACAACGATACCGCTGGTCTTGGCGGTGTCAGGGTAACCTGAACCTTCGACCTTGTTGGCGGGCGTAAATTTCTTGGCTTGCGGGATCATCGCAACTTGTTTAACTTGCTTGGTAGCCATATCAGCCTCCGCGAGATGCGCCGCGCTGATTCATTGCGCGTGCGACGTTGCGGCCATAAGCCTTCATCGACGAGCCAGTCACGCCACCTTTGGCGAACTTGGCTGGGCCTTTGTGCATGCGTTTCTCATGCGCTGAAACTTCTTTGTCGGCAATAGCCTTCACTTCTTTCTTGTCCATGATGACTCCTTATGTGATCACAACCGTTACTGTACCAATTTGTCCGACTCCCACCAAGTTATTTGGTGTAAGTTCGGAGTCAAAACCTCGGGCCATCCCCACGGGGTTCCATCCCCACTGGATATTCCGACTACCCTCACCAATCGACCCATCAGCCAGTGTGCCCGACTGGTAGTACGTATTATCTCTGCGTGGGTTCCGCAACGCTTGCGGATCATCCACCGGATACATACCCAGTTGCAACTGAGGTTGATCAGGCTCCCAACACTCTCTGCAAACCAGCATGTTGACCTGCTTTGTCTTGATGATCAGCGTGCGCAACTCGCGCAAACGAAACTGAAAACCACAACGGTCGCAGATCGCAATTGCAATCTTGCCGGAGGCAAAACGGTTTCCCATCAGCCACCTCCAATGTAGGAACGACGCGGCACAAACCGAATCGCAGCCTTTTCTCTATCCTCTCCTGCTGCCAAGTCAAACTGCTCGTCGTATGCGGCCTTCAACATTGGGATGCGGTTTTCCAACTCAGGCACCTTCATGGCAATGTGATAGGCCAAACCAGCCGTCACAGCAGGCAGGAATCGGAAGTTCATGTCTGCGGTCTCAACACCTGCTCCAGCGTCTTGGATACGGCGCATGCGCCAGTATGCAAGCTGGTAGTAGGGTGAGGCTGCGGTGCCTTGATCTGGGGTTGGCCAGACGGTCACGGCGGGCACTTGCGGCCAGTAGACCTCGGCTCCTGCGGTATGCGCAACAGGGAAAGTGTCTTGTTGGCCACGGCCACAGTTGTAGAGCGTGCCCTGCGTGCTGCCTTGGGCCTGCACGATGTAGCCGTAGCTGATGATCTCGTTGTCCATGCGAATGAAGCCTGCGGCTGGCAAGCCCGTCACATCGCTCAAGATGATCGTGGTGGCAGTGGACGTGATGGTCGAGGACAGCAAGCCAGAAGTCAGGCTCTCTTGGCCCGACATGCGCTGAATCCAGATTTGGATTGGGCGTGCCTGCTGTAACTTGTTTGGGATTGTTGCGTACGTGGAAACACTGATGCGGGTGATCGTGAGGTCGGCTTGCGTAGACACATTGCCCGCGCCCGTGCGAATGACGTGCTCCATCAGGTCAATGGTGTCGTTGGGCAGCGCGTACGTGTTGATGCCTTGCACGAGGTTGATGACCCCTTGCTCAATCGTCCACATGTTGATGCCACGGTTTTGCCACTCGATGGTCATCAGATTCATCGAACGACGAGCGGTGCGCAGGTCATAGCCTGTACGCAACTCGCGGCCAGCACGCTCCCACGACTCCTCAGCGATTTCAGTGAATTCGAGGTTGAAGATGGAGGTGCCTGAAGTGCTCATGGTTTATTTCTTTGCTGTTTTGGCAGAGTCAATAAAAGCCTGCGCGGTGGGTGCGCCTTTTTGGCCCGGCTTGCGCATCTTTGCCCCGCGAGCACGCTTGGCATTGATGTTGGCATACAGACCCACTTTTCCACCTGCGGCGTATTCGGTGAAGTCTGTATTGTCGCGGCGTTGACGTGTTTGTCCATCCTCGGTGAAGTCCGTATTGTCACGGCGCTTCTTCACCTTGGCTTTGGGCATTTTGTCTGGGTTGATGATACCCATACCGCGACTTGCTCTCATACGAATTTTGCTTTCCGTGCGCCGCGAGCCATACCCCAACCACGGACGGTTTCTTTAACTTTGCCGCCCTTTTTCATGCCGCGAGATTCGCGTTTTGTTTGGCTTTCAAGTTCTTTGTCCAAATCAGCTTCTTCTGACTTGGCTTTTTTATATTTGCTAACCCCACCACCAATAAAATCAGCAGCTTCTTTTGCGGATTTTACAAGTCTATTTCCGGTACCCGCAAGATGTGTTGCGCCAGCACCTATTGGGCCTTTGTTTTCCGTGTCACTCTTGCCTAAAGTAGTCTCTAAAGCAACAGAAACAGGAGCCAACCCAGCGCCAAGCGCAGCGTCTTTTAAGCCTTCTGATTTGCGTTTTGAAAGACGCTCTTCTTCTCCAGCGGGGCGAATACTGTCGTATTTACTTGGCTTATTTATACGGCGTGATTCTTTTTCACGCCAGTACGCGGGAGAATCTTTATCCTCCTCAATGCCCATCTTGCGTTTGTAATCGGCCATAGTGGTTCCTTAGCAGGCGTAACCGCCGCCCTTCATAGCAATCATGGTGCCTTTGGTCTTGCCTTTGACAGCGCAACCGTCAGCACGCTTAGAAGCAGAGCCCACAGAACCACCCTTTTTGAAGGCAGGAGCGGGCATTGCAGATGCGTCAGGAGGTGTGCCACGAGGCTTAGGAGCCACAGGCATCATGGGTTTCTTAGGCATGGGCTTCTTCATCGGCATCTTAGGTGCAGGCTTCTTCATAGGTGCAGAAGCGCCGTCGATGTCTTGAGGCACTTGCATGCCTTCGCGGAAGATACCGCCATCATTGAATTTACGTTTTTTCATTTGCACATCCCGCCTTTCTTCATTGCGATTTGCGTGCCTTTGGTTTTGCCCTTTTTGGCAACACCATCAGCGGCTTTGCGGAACACAGCACCGCCAGATTTCATGCCCATCATCTCAGCCTTTTCGTGCTTGATCATGGACTTGGGTGCGCCAGCTTTTTTCATGAAGCCAACTTCTTTCTTGGCCATGGCTTTTGATTCTTTCATCTCACCACCTCTTTCAAATTTACGGCCTTTGTCGGCCTGACTAAACTCTTTGGCGACCTTGGTAGGCACACCAACTTTTTTGGCGAATGCGGGGTTGTGAGCCGCTGCATCCATTAAACGCTTTTGCGCTGGGCTAACCGAGGGCACTTCTTTGCTCCTTCATGAACTCGTCGAGTTTTGCATCAAGACGATCAAGGCGTTGGATGACACGGTTCATGTCGTTGTGGACATCAGCCTTTGTCACGTACTCCTTGGGCATCTCTTCCCGAGTTTTGTTGAGCAAAATTTGAACGCGCTTGAGTTCTTCGTGCACGCCCTTGACCCACATCAGGATCAGAGCCGCCACAAAGGACAAAATCACGTTCCATACCATCAGTTCCATGTCAGCACTTCCAAGCTCGAAGACTCTTGTTGATACGAGAGTCTGGGTCTTTCTTAGTCTTCTCGGATGTCAGCTTCTCTTTCATACCGCTCATACGAGCGCAGAAGGAGGCGCGACGCCCTGCGTCGGCTTTGGTCTTGGGGTTGGGTGCAGGGGGCTTCAAATTCATCCCTTGCTTCTTTGCGGAGGCGCGACCTTTCGCGTTGAGCCCACCGCTCGGACTCTTCCCTTCTTTCCGTTGCCATGCAGGGCTTTTAGCCATAGAACACTGTGACCGAAGCCACATCCGTCAAGTCTGCGTAGACGTTGTTCTGGAACAGCAAGCCTTCGCCCGGCAGCAACATGTACTGAGGGCAGGTCATGCTGGCCATGGTGTTGATAGTGGTCTTCACGTCACCGCTTGAGCCACCATCTTTGAGCACCACGCTTCCAGCGCCAGTTGTAGGTACGATCAGAACTGCTTTGATACGAGCACGGGGAATTGCATCACCGCCCTGCGTAAGCATCTGGCCGTCGCCGTCACCCGAAGTTCGGGGACGACTCGCAAGTATGTCTGTTTGCATTCCCATGTCGGGCTCCTATCAGACGTTCTGCTGACCGGTGTATGGATCGACAACGAAGTAAGTGATGTAGCCTGCAACAGTGCCAGCGCCGCTGGTGTTGTCAGTCACAGTCACATAGGACGTTTCGGTCAACGTAGCACCCGTAACCACGGAGCCAACGCTTGTAGTGCCCACAGCGGACACATCCAGACCAGATGCGAAGAAGTTGTTGTCTGCGGTGCCACTGACATAGCCAGTAGCGCCAATGTCGCAAGAACCTGTACCGGCATCGTTGATGCTGATGGACAAGATCACTGCGCCAACGGGCAGAATGAGGGGGGTAGTGCTCAGTGCAGAAGACACTGCGACGTTGGTGCCTGCGGTGGCGGGGCTTGCATCGGCAATGTAGAACGATGCGGCCATGATGCCGGAACCACAATAGGAGGTGCGCGTTTGATCACCGCCGCCAGAACGCCAAATGGATTGGGTGGTAGAGACTGCCATTTCAATTTTCCTTACGTACAAGATCAGCACATCATTCGGTACGTCGTTTGCCGGGTCAATATGATGCGCCGGGATTCCCGGAACGATTCAAATATACACCAAATACCAAAAAAGAAAAGCCCCCGAAGGAGCTTTTCTTTGCGTGGTTTAAGCGCCGGGAGAACCGAAGATACCCAGAGGGTCGGATACACCGAAGCTATAACGCTCGCGGGCCTTGTAACGGCTGTTGCCGGTATCAAAGTCAGCGTCCATGCCATTTTGCAATGGGCTACGGACAAAGTGCTTCAAGCCGTTAGGCACGTCAGTCATCAAGAACCATGCGTTGCTGTCTGTCAAGTAGTGGTTGACAGTGTAGCCTTCGCGGATGGAACTCATGGACTTCAATGCGTTCACGTCGTTGTCATTGGTACCGACGCGGAGTTCGGTTTCCAACAAACGAGTTGCAACGAATTGCAGGCTTGGGGGCACGATCAGTTTCTTAGGCTGAGCAGCGATCAACAAACCACGTTCGTCTGTCCAACCAGCGATCTGAATGACAGCGGCTTCCAAGGAAGTCTCATTCAAGTCGGCAGCGACAGTAGGACGGTTGCTGTTGGTACCACCAGACACCAGAGGGTGGGCTGTCGAGCAGAGAACTTGACCGTCACCGTAGGTGGGGCCGCCAGTGAAGGCGTTGTTCAAGATCGAGGCAGCTTTAACCTGCTTGGTGTAAGCCATGGCGCGAGCCAAAGCCTTGGTGTATCGAGCGGACAACGAGTCATACAAGTTGTCTTCGATAGCTTCTTCGGTCAGAGAGAAACCCATCGCAATGGTTTCGTGCACGTAGCGTGCAGTCCATGCTTCTTGTGCGTTGTCATACGCCAGTGCAGAACCTTCATTCTTCACAGGAGCGGCACTGAAGCCAGACAACTTGGTTTCTTCTTCAAAAGAACGCTCGGAGGTTTCGGTCTCGAAAATCTCTTTGTGTTCTTCGCCGTACTTTTTGTACTCCAAGCCAAACAAAGCGTTCAGGCCGGGGAGCAGTTCTTTCAGTAGCTGTGCACGTGAAATAGCCATGATTTAGCTCCTTAAACGCCAGTTGGGTTGAGATACTGATGGCCGCCAGCCCACGTTACCGTGTTAGGAGTACCTTCAGCGAGGGTGATGTACGGTGCGTTCCACTTGCAGATGAATTCGCAGAATTCACCAGAAGAGTTTGCTGTATCAGGCACACCAGCGATGATGCGGATAGGCAAAGAAACGGTCGTAGCGGCGCTGGAACCGTCAATGGCCACAGCAGAGTCACCAGTGGTAGTCGAACCGGAGTTCTGCACCAAGGAGACGTTGTTGCCAACAACAGTTTGAGCGTAGAAAGCCACGGTTGTGCCAGACGACACAGCAGCAACTTTGAACAGGACATCGGGATCATCCACGACATAAGCCTGTGCGTCAGAAGCGACAGTGCCAGTGGGCCAGTATTGGCTCCAGCGAGGTTGCTTAGACGAAGGGTCTGTGTAGGTGCAGCCCATGAAAACACCAACGGGGGTGCCAGTGGAAGTGCCAGTGTCTTTCTCGACAGTGCCAGACGAAACCAGCTTGACCACATCACCGTAGAAGATGTTAGCGGCGTAGCCACTTGCGATCTTCAATAGGCGGGTCGAACCAGCATACACCTGACCGCCAATCAGATTGACTGGTTTAAGCCCGTAAGGGGCAGAAACGGTAGGATAAGCCATTTTTGACTCCAAAAAAGTTAAGTGCCATTGCCAAAACGGGACACCGTAGTTTTGCGCTCGTTGTAGAGCGGCATACGGGGATCGTTCTCGCGCATGAGATTGTTGTCAACTGACTTCATCTGGGACGATGCTTGGTTGTTAAACCATGCGTTTCGTTCTTCAACGAACTCAGTGGGGGTTTTGCAGAGCATCAGGCCACCAATCACGATATTGTCCTTGAAGCGGTCGTTTTCGACGCCTGCAACGAAAATCTCGGGGTGATCCGAAGCCTTAACCGGCTCCCAGCCTTCTTGTAGTTTCAAGGACACATTCATGGCGTCGGCTTCGCCGCGAGTGCTGATGCGAACCCAATGGAATTCATAGCCATCCTCCGGGAAAGGAGTTGGCAAGGTCTCGGGACGAGTCCACGATTTCTTGCGGGCCGTTTTTTCACGGGTTTCCAGTTCACGATTAAGTCTGTTCTCAGCCATTTTGTTTCCTCAATTCCATAGCAACCTGTTTGGCGTATTCATTTAGTGGCACTCCGAGCCTGTTGGCCAGAGCAACTTGCGTCTTCGTCAGCGTGATCTTTTTAGGGGCCACACTTCGAGTAGCAGATGCTACGACTGTCGTCCTGCGACGACGCTCTTCGGTCACTTCCTCGTGGTCATCCGCATCCTCAAAGGACTCGGGGAACACTTGGCGCATACGAGAGTTGATCTTCTCGTAGTATTCGTCAGATCGCGGGTTGACGCCCTGTTTGACCAGCTTTTGGTGCAACCCCAACGCAAAACTGGTCATCTCATCGTCATCTCCGAACCACTTATTCTTGGCTTGCCAAGCAGTGGCGCGGTCATCAACTGACTGTGCTGGGGCGGTTGTTTGTGTTTGTACATCATACTCGTCTTCTTGTAAAGCAGGAAGTTTGAGATTGTTTACTCGCTCAACCTTCATTTTTGCAGCAGTCAGTGCCTCTTGGGCCTCGACTACGGCATCTGCTTCACCAGATTCGTAGGCTTTTTTGTACTTGGCTTTGGCCTCGTCATGCTCGGCAGCGGCCATCTTTTTGGCCGATTCCAGCATCGCTTCTTGGTTCTTGGAGACGGTGCCCTTGAGCTTTTTGTTCTCCTCAGCGATCTGCTGCGCGTAGCGCAACGCTTCCTCACGCTCCTTGGCGGCAGCTTCTGCTGCGCGTCGCTGGTCGTGGTAGCCCTTGCTAAAGTGTTGCAGGCGCTTTCGCACCTTCTCGGAATACTCGTCCATTTCCTCGTCGGAAAGCTCCATAGGAGCCTTAGAACGCTTCTTCCCTTGATCTTCGTCGGGGCGGTCATCGACCACCTCAATGTCAAAGTCGTCTTCCTTGGCTTTCGCCTTGGCCTTTTCGCGCTTGGCTTCTTCTTCCGAAGCGCGTCCTTCGACTTTCAGCGCAAAGCTGCCGTCGCTGTTTTCAACGAAGTCTGTTTTGTCCGATACCTTATCAGGATCGGGAAACTCAAACTCCACTTTTTGTAGTGCCATGTGTTACTCCTTATCCAGCACGCGATACGCCACGCGGATCGGCCACGACTGCTTCGATGGAGTCGTCGTTCATCAGGCGATATTCCACGCCATTCACACTGACACGAGTGCCTGTGTATGACGCAAATACAACATAGTCACCCACCTTGCACCATGGGCCATTCGGGAAGCGAGTGGGGTCGGTATAGGCTTGCTCGCCCATATCCAACACCAATCCAACCGTAGACAGGATGCGTTCTTCACGCATGGTCTGCTTGGCTTTAATGATGCCCATCTCACCGATGGTTTCTTCAATCTGTGGCAGCGCCACAAGCAACCGATACCCGACAGGCTTTGGAAGCTGGGCTTCCATTTCTTCGTCAGTTACGGCGTTTTCGACTTGATCAGTCATTGTCTTCTTCTTCCATTTGAGAGCGCGAAAGGTCTTTAGTGGTTTGGATAGCAAGCTGGAGACCTCGAATCCTGCCTACTACTTCCCGGTATTCGGCGAGGTCTTTAGCCCCACCGTTTGCCAGAAACTGGGTTGCGGAGGCGACATCCTCCTCATGTTTCATTACAAGCACGTCAAAGACGGTTTTGGCCATGGATTACTCCTTGCTGCCCGGCGCTTTGGGCTGTTGTTTTGGTGTTGCTAACACCTTGAGTGCATCAAGTTTCAGACGTTGCTGAGCTTGAGATTCTTGTGCCTTGACACGATTGGCCTCCTTGTCGGCCTCGATCTGCACGCGCTCTTTCTCCATGACGAGTTTTGCTGCGGCAATCTCTGCATCGGTCTGGTCTTTCTGAGCCTTGCGAGTGACCTCCATCTCCTGCACCTTGACCTTGGCCTGCTCCAACTGGAACAGTGGGTCTGCGGCCTGCTGTTGCGCTTGTGATTGCGCAGCTTGCTGCTGGTGCTGCTGGGCCAACTGCTTGCCACCATCTGCGATGAGTTTGGACAGTTGAACCTCGACATCTTCTGGCAGTGGCTCGTCGGGTGGAGGCAGTTGAACACCGAGGCGTTCTTCCATCTGTTTGCGGTAGCTGAAGCCCAAGTGCTCTGCGATGTGTGCTTGCAACGAAGCCATGATCTGTTGAGCTTGTGGGTTCTGGCCAATCGTCTGCGCGATCATTGGGTCTTGCATGAACGATGTGTGTGCGGCGATGTGTGCGTCGTGATCTTGATAGATAAACGCTTTCATTGGCTTGCCCACCAACGCTGACATGTTTTCAGACACTGGGTCACGTGGCTTCTGATCTTCGCTCGTTGGCACGATCTTGTCGGCGTTCTTGATGCCCAGCACTTCAATCATCTGGCGATGCAAGTAGGGCAGGTCATAAATCTGAGGCGCAGACTGCGACATCTGGAACACAGCTTGGTACTGCACCACACGCTGAGCCATCGTGCTGCTGTTGGGGTCGCTGACGGGGATGACATCCACCATCTCGTAGTCAGACTTGCGTGCTTTAGACAGGCCAGTCTCAGGCTGGTAGCCATATTCCTCGGGCGCTTCTTCTGCAATGATTTTCTTCAAGAGCTTGAACTCTTGCTTCATCGCATAGTGCACTCGGGCTTGCACAGCCGCCATGGGCTTGAGCGTACGCTCCAGCAATGCCAGCGTGGTGCCCACGGGTGCGTTTGCGCTCATGTCCGACACGTTCATGTCGCTGATCGCGCCAAGGCGACGGCCTTCTTCGGTGATGCGCTGTAACAACGCAAGCAGTGTCTGTGATGGCTCCTTGTATGGGAGCATCATGATGTTGTCTTTGATCGAGCCGCTCGGCACGTCCACGTCGCGGAACTCGCCGGGGTTGATCGGTGTGTCGTCACCCTTGACGCGCAAACCGCGAGCCTTCAGGCCACCGGGCAAGTTGCTCAGAGTGCCAGCGTCCACCAACTGACGAATGATCGAAGTACCTGCGCGGGCGTAGCCACCGATGATGTGGATAAGGCCCAGACCATAGAAGCCAAAACCGGGCACGTACACGTAGTGCACGAAGTGGTCATCCTTCAAGCGGAGGGGATCATCTTCTTCCCAGTTGCGACGCACAGAAAGAACTTCTCCTGTGCCACGGTCAATGGTCACAACGTAAGGCTTAGGTAAGTCGTCTTCCTCGTCGTCCACGCCGTCAATCAGCATGTCAACGCTGATCTCCAGCAGCGTGTAACGCTCGTCGTTCTGGATGGTGTATCCACCTTCTTCAGCCTTTTTCTTCTCCACGTCTGTGGGGAATGACTGAGGATCGCCAAGGTCAATCTCACGATAGAACCCGCTGGCCATCAGCTTGTCCATCTCGTTCTTGGTTTTACGCATCACGTGAGTGACACGCTCTGCGGTCTCGATGTGTGACGCACCATACGGCACCACCACATCTTCTGCTGGCAAATAGATTGAGACTTGACGACCGAGCAGTGGGTCGAAGTACACCTTCTTGAACGCGCTACCTGCAAGGCCCAAGCTGTACAGCATGCGCTCGTGCTCTGGCCGGTACTCGACCATGCGCTCTGTCAACTGATAGTTCATGTCGTTCTTGACACGCTCAGACGCTTCTTCCTTCTCCTTGGTCACCTTGCCAAGAATCTTTGTCTTGACAGGGCCAGCGGCAGGGAATGTCTCGCTCATGGTCTCGGCTTGGAACCGGATCGCAGCTTCTGCCAGCACTGTGGAATACACGCCACAGGCGTCGTCCCACGGCTCGGTGCGCTCCTCGTACTTGAAGCCCAACACTTCCAGACCTTTGACGAATGTGTCCGCCCAGTCTTTGCGGGCCACCATGTCGGCCTCGAACAACTCGATCAAGTCACTCGACAGCGTGTGCAGCACGCCCTCGTCGATGTGCTCTGCGAGGTTGCACTCGAAGTCAGACTCGTCTGCCTCATCAGTGGCCTCGCCCATGATGATCTCTGCGCCGCCATCTGGCAGCATGTTGACCGTGGACTCCTCGTCCATCGTGACCTCGATACTGTCACCCAAGCTCTCCAGTCCTTGCGGCGCGGAGTACAAACCTTTGTCCATTGAATCTGCTGCTGCCATGATCTATCCTTAGTAGTACCCGCCACGGCGGGATTTGAAGTACCTGATTTCGTCAGGCTCATCAGACGGCAATCTGATGAACCCACCCTGTCGGAATCTCATCAGCGCCATCACCGTGGAGTCCACCAAGTCATCGTGACTCATGAAGGGGAAACCTGCAATCTCCTCCACGACCTCCTCGGCCCAGCGGGTGTCAGGCACCCAGCACAGACCAGAGCGCACGATGTCTGCCACAGAGTTTAACCGTGCCAGCTTGTCTCCGCTACCTCTGTGTGGGGTGTACTCACCCACCGGAATACCGGTTCGGCGCATCTCTTGGTACAACTGGGTACCCGCGGACTTCTTCTCCACGATGAACGCATCTGGCTCCCAGTCTTTGTACTCGGAGTACGCAAGCTCCTTGAGTTCGGGGAACTCCAGACGCTTCTTGATTGAGTTGAGCAGGATGATGTTGTACGCACCCTCGTCGTTCATGAACACGCCCCAAGTTGTCAGGGCGGTAAAGTCAGCGCGGTTGTGGCTCTCAGCCGCCGCGTCCAGACTCATGATCACGTACTCACATGATGGTGGGTCTTCCTTCTCCCACAGCTTCCACCAGTCGCGCTTGACGACCGACGCCTCTTCCGACGTGGGGTTCTGCTGGTACTGCGCGTTCCACTGGAACGTAGGCATTGACGCCTTGGTGCGCAGCAGCGCCTTCATGTCGAAGAACTCTGGCCACAGGGGTTTTTGCACAATAGAGCCGTCGGCCTGCTCTGCATCCACGATGGCCGGGAACTCAATTACCTCGTACTGATCAGAGCCCTCGTTGGCTCTCATGTCATTGGTGACGCGCCCAGTCAGGTCGTTCTGGTGCCACCTTGTTTGGACGATGGCAACCCGTCCACCGGGCATAAGACGAGTACGAGCGCCGTATGTGAACCACTCGTATGCTTTGTCAAACACATCGAAGTTTCCATTGATGATGTCCTGCTCGTTATGAGGATCATCGACAAGGAGCAAATCAGCACCACGGCCAGCCAGAGCAGAGCCGACGCCACAAGCGAAGTACTCGCCTCCTGCACCGGTGCTCCAGCGCCCTGCGCTCTTGGAGTCTGCGGCGAGTCCGACGTTGGGGAAGACGAGTTTGTAGGCATCTGAGTCAATGATGTTCCTGACCTTGCGGCCAAAGTCCACGGCGAGGTCTGTGGTGTGGGAGACCATCAGCACCTTCTTGTTCGGGTATTTTCCCAAAAACCAAGCCGGGAAATAGATAGACACCATCTGCGACTTGCCGTGTCGTGGTGGCATGTTCACGCACACACGGTCTTTGTCCCCTGACGCAATGGCCATCAGCAGGTTTGCCAACCTGCGGTGGTGCTTGCCCACCTTGTAGTCTGGCTGCATGTGCTTACAGAACTCAATCAGGTCGTCGAAACACGCTTTCGCCGTCTTGCGGCTGTCGATGATGTCCGCAATCTTCTCGATCTCGGCCTGTTCCTCGGGTGTATAGGCGTCGATGTTGTCCAGCATCAGCCGGATTTCTTCTTCCGTGAAGTCATCTATGCCTATGGAGGTCGTTTCAGTCATCAAAGTCCGCACGGGGCGTTCCGAAAACTACTTCTGACTCGTTTTCCGGCTCATATACAGCCGGTTTTTGCACATTTTCTGCAATTTCTTGTTCAATTTTCGCTTCGACGGGTGTTTTTGGGGCGCTCAAGCCCATTTCTGCATCCACGTCGATGACATCCCCGCCAATCTCGACCGCATCCACGGCCATGTCGGGTTTTTGGATGAGCCGCTGGAGCTTGGAGCGCAAACGCGCCTTCAATTCGTCCGTTGACTGGTGGGTGATCGTCACTTCTGACCTGTCGGTGAACAGACCCACGTCGCTGTGCTTGCCCAAAAGCTCAAGTGCACGGATGCGAATGCGTGGATCAGGGTTCTGAGACTCTTCCAGCAACCGGTTTGTCACCATGTGACGCACCTCGATGGCATGTGTGACCACAGCCTTGCCGTACTCGTCGAGGTACGAGCGGATATTCAGGAGTGAAGCGGGTGTCAGCGTCGATGCACGTGCATGTGACACAGCATTACTTGTGTTGTGGGGGCTGCTGGCGTACGCCGTGGTGATTGCAGCCGCAGCTTGTGCATCTTCTTCGTTGGGTTCCTGCACCTCCAGTCCATGTTCTTCTAATAGAAGAACGGAACGACAGGCGGCCTCGGCCCTTTCTCGCAGGTCGAGGTATGGAATGTCCGGGATGATCTCTACCCCGAATTCTGGCGTGAGTTCAATTGTCATTGTGCGCAAGTCCGTGTAGACCGATGCGCAATAGTACCTGATTTTTTATGAGTGTCAAATATAACTCTGCGTTTTTGCCACGTAGGTATCCTAAAAGATGTTATAGGGGGTACTCCTATGTAACCCGCGAAGAGGTACCGGTGTGTTATATATAAACATGATAGGGGGTAGTCGCTACGTAGACTTAACTCACTTTTTTGTGGCGTTACCTCTTTTTTGCACCGGGGGGTCTGCCGTATACGCTGGATGGATATACAGGTATGCCAAGTCCAATTAAGGGGGGTGGGGGGTATTTGCGCGGAATAGCATACCTACGCGGCCACAGGGACTCCAAACCCATCAGGCGGGGGGCGGGTACGGGTGGGTCAACCAGAATCCCAATTACAAAATGCCATGTTAGGGAATCCCTAACAAGTATCGGATTCTATCTAATCGTATCTATTCCTTGACAATCATGCCATGCTTTGTTATAGTTCAGTCATCGGTTAGGAAATGCGGACACAAGTAGCGCACTTAGCCGGTTAATCCTCAAAGGAAATTGAAATGAAAGCAACAGCTAAACTCTCTACCGCATCCATCAACGCAATCGGCGCATGGGCAGGTCAATCGGTCAAGGTTGACAATGCGAAGCTCAAGGCAGTTGACAGCCTGCATGCTGACGGCGTGACAGCCGCCATGCTTGTGGCACCTGCTAAGGGTGAAAGCACTGTCTTGTTTGACAGCGTGAAGGTCAGCATTGTGATGGGCTTCACGGCCACGGTTCAGGCCTTGCTCAAGAAGGACACGAAGGGGCTCAGCGAAGCTCAGAAGGAAAGCAAGCGCTACTGGCAACAGCAGATCGGCTCAAAGCTCAAAGACTTGCGCAATGCGCTGACACGGCGCGAAGCGCAGGGCGCTGAGTCTGACGGCGCAGGTGCTGACAAGTCAACATGGGAAAGCACGAAGCGCAAAGTGCTCA